CTACGGACAGGTATGTAACGAAAGAAGCAGACATGCCGTCTATCATGTACCATTCCATCACGGAGACCACGGATCACTCGATTCAGAATTTCTTGAGTCGCATGGTGATCATCAGCCAAGGTAGTTGGTCTTCAACACAGAATGCAGGAGAGACCTTGGCTAATCTAACATTTCCTTCTGCTCTATTCAAGGTGGGTGCTAACAATCTTAACCAAAATGTTTACAAATTGGATGGTTTTGCTGCTATGAAAGCTAAAGTCAAAGTGCGAATTGAGATCAATTCACAGCCCTTCCAAGCCGGTGCGCTGTTGCTTCATTATGTTCCGTATTCGGAATATATGAATTCACACACTAAGTGGTATACTGATACCACCACCGACTTGATAGCGGCATCTGGATGCCCTCATGTCGTCATGAATTTGGCCAACACTACCAGCATGTCATTTACTACCCCTTACATTTCACCCTATTTGTTTTTCAGTCTACCTCAGGGACAGGGATCTTTTGGTAACGTCGTCATTTCTGTTATTTCCCCCCTTGCCTCTCAGGCAGCTAACTCTGTTAACTACACCATTTGGGCCGCATTCGAAGATGTCGAGTTGCGATACCCGACTGATGCACCACTAACCACTAACTTTGCACAAGTGGGCAGGGAGATTGCGAAGATGGAAACCAGAGGAACCATATCCGGCACAGTTCGTTCTATCGGGACGGCAGTGGCTGATACGTTGCCATGGGTGGGACTGGGATGGCTGTCAGAGCCGGCTCGATTTATAACCGATGCTGGTGAGTCAGTACTCAAGATGTTAGGCTTTTCGAAGCCTTCGGTGGAGGCCCCAATTACCCGAGTTAGACAGTCACCAACACAGTACTTTCTGAATGCTGATGGCGTAGACACATCACACAAGCTTGGCTTGAGTGCTGCGAATGCGCTAGCAACAATACCCGGGTGGGCTGGTACGGATGAGGACGAGATGAGACTCGACTACATTTGTTCGAGACCAAATTACTACAAGACATTCGTGTGGAATTCTACGGCAGTGGCGGATACATCTTTGTTTCAACAACCAAATTCGCCGCTGTGGATGCAGACCATTAATGCATTGACGACCGGGAACTACGCTCAAACAGTTTCTTTGCCGTTGATCAGCAAGGTTGCGACTAATTTCGCAACCTGGCGAGGCACCTTGGTCTACACTTTCCATGTAGTCAAAACCCAATTCCATTCTGGACGTCTTCGAGTCTCCTTTCGACCCCTTTCGTACCCAACAACAACTTTAGCTGCTGATGTGCAATTCATCAACCAGCCGGGTTATGCGTACACAGACGAGATCGATCTCAGTGCTGGAACTACTTTCACATTTGAGGTCCCTTACGTCTCTGTCCGACCATGGATGCATACTCAGTACGATTCTAAGACCGCTTACCCTGGTGGTGACATCAGGAACAGCGCGACTGGGCTTGTTCAAGTATCCGTGATCAATCCGTTAGTGGCTGCCACTACTGTTGCAAGTAGTGTTGAAGTGTTGGTTTTTGTCCATATGAAGGACGCTCAATTCGCCAGTCCTCTCAAACCGACTTATCTGCCGTTTGGAATTCCGAACGTTGCGCAGATGGGCCGTGCGAGGATTGTGCCTACGCAGACTGC